AGATGTTTTAAAAATAAATTGTAGTGTTCAAGCAAAAATTGATGCAACATTAAGTATATTAGAAATTACATAGGTGACACATGGGATTTATAGGAAGACAACCAACACCAGTACCATTAACATCATCAGATATTACAGATGGTATTATAAGCACTGCTAAAATTGCAAATGATGCAGTAGATAATACTAAATTAGATTTAACTTCAAACTATGCTTTTACTGGAACAGTCACTGGTGCAGGTAAATTAAAAAACATAGTGTATGTACCAATAAATCCAATAACACCTTCAGGTGGTACTGCGTTAATTCCAGTTGATAATACTTTACCACAAATTGGAGAAGGTCAACAAGTTTTACAATACGATTACACACCAGTTTCTTCAAGTAGCACAATATTTGTTCATGCATATTTTATAGTAGCAGAAAATGCTAATCACAGTAATGCACATCAATCTGCTATGTTCTTTAATGATGCTTGTGTTAATGCTAGAGCATTTTTTGCTTTACCATCTGGTGATGGTGGTATGGCTCACATGAGTTTACAAGCATCATTTAGTAATTCTAGTACTAGTGCTTTAGATATTGAATTAAGAGTGAGCCAATCATCTTCTGCACATTCAGTTAATGGACAAAGTTTAAGTACTGGAAGTACAAATTTTACCGAAGGTGGTAGTTCATTTGGTGGAGCAAATGCTACTAATTGTACCTACATGACAATAACGGAGTTTTGATAGATGGCATATATAGGCAAGACACCTGAAGTAGGTAACTATGTTAAGCTAGATGCTATTAGCACCTCTAGCACAAACACATATAACCTTACTAAAGATTCAGTGGCATTTACACCTGAGTCAGCATTACATATGCTTGTGTCTTTG